GAAATCAAAGAAGCAGTTGAAGAGGAAGTAGAAGAAGAGGTTGAAGCATCAGAAGTAGAAAATACCGAAGAAGTTGAGGTAGAAGCTGCGGAAGAAGTAACAGCCGAGTATGCCACCAAAGAAGAGTTGGCAGAGGTTAAATCTATGCTTGAAGAAATTAAAGCTATGATTGACAAAAAGGAAGAAATGAGTGAAGTGGAAGAGCAAGTGAAAGAGGAACTATCCGAAACTCCTGCTGCCGAGCCTATCTCACACAATCCTGAACCACAAACAAAAGTAAATCTAAAGTATGCACAAAACAGAAAACGCAACTCTTTAGATAAAGTAATGCAGAAATTATTAAACAACTAAATATTTAGAAAATGGCTAATCCAACTATTACAGGCTCGACTTATGCGGGCGAATTTGCAGGGAAGTATTTAGGTGCTGCCCTATTGAGTGCAGATACCCTTGATCAAGGTGCTATCTCTATTCTACCTAATGTAAAGTACAAAGCCGCTATGAAAGTAGGAACTATGAGCAACCTTGTTCGTTCTGCTGATTGCGATTTTGATGCTACTACATCAGGTCTTACATTAACTGAAAAAGTATTAACTCCTACCGAGTTGCAAGTAAACCTACAAATCTGTAAGAAAGAACTTCATTCAGATTGGGAAGCTGCTCAAATGGGATTCTCTGCTTTTGATGAACTACCCCCACTTTTCTCTGACTATGTTATCGCTCGTGTAGCTGCTGAAGTAGCCAACGCAACCGAAACTTCTATTTGGTCAGGTAGTGCAGGCGAAGGTTCTTTCGATGGCTTTGAAACTCTATTGACTGCTGATGGCGATGTAGTTGACGTTACTGCTGTATCTGTTGATTCTTCTAACGTAATCGCACAATTAGGTGCTATCGTTGATGCTATCCCATCTGCGGTTTACGGAAAAGAAGATTTGACACTTTATGTATCTTCTAACATCGCTCGTGCTTATGTACGTGCTTTGGGTGGATTTGTTGCTACTATCGGTGCTAACGGTGTAGATAACAAAGGTACACAATGGTACAACGGTGGTCAGTTGTCTTTCGAGGGTATCAACATCTTCGTAGCTAAAGGACTTGCTGACAACACCGCAGTAGCTGCTCAAAAATCAAACTTGTTCTTCGGTACAGGATTGCTTGATGACAGAAACGAAGTTAAAGTAATTGATATGGCTGATATTGATGGTTCACAAAATGTTCGTGTAGTTATGCGCTATACAGCAGGTGTTCAGTTTGGTATTGGTTCTGACATCGTTCTTTACTCGTAATAATAATTTGTCTAACAATAAAGGGGTGGGTAAGCCGATGAGCCTGCCTACCCTTTTTTAATTTATAAAACTATGGCTTGTTCAGTTTCAAACGGAAGAGCGTTACCTTGCAAAAGTGCGGTAGGTGGTCTGAAAAATATCTATTTTGCCCCCTATACAACTACCACAGCTGACCTTACGGATAGTAGTGGTACAATCACTTTAGACGATAGCGTTTCTTTCTACAAATACGAAATCAAAGGAAATTCATCTTTGGAAACTGCCATCAACTCTTCAAGAGAAAATGGTACTACCTTTTATGAATCAACTTTGAACGTAACATTTACATTTTTAGATGTAGCAACACAAGAGCAGATTAAACTTTTAGCACACGGAAGACCACAGATTGTAGTAGAAGATTACAACGGTAATGGCTTCTTGGTTGGTAAAGATCACGGTGCGGAAGTAACAGGTGGTACTGTTGTTACAGGTGCTGCTATGGGGGATTTGAGTGGGTTTACGCTTACTCTTACAGCGCAGGAAACTGCACCACCATTCTTTGTGGCTACACTACCAACTGATGATTCTTCTTCCCCTATTAACCCTACTCCCTAATTTGTAGGTTTAGTAACTAATTAGTATATTAGCGAAGAAGTTTTTTCATTTTGAGGTTAAGTTAGTTGAGGGGGTTTTATGCCCCCTTTTCTTTTACGCAAAATTTAAACTTTATACGATATATAGGTATGACATACACATCTACATTTAGCGATACGCACAAAGAGTATGTATGTGATGTAAGTTCAGCTTTTGATTATGTAGAGTTTGAATATGTCGAAAGTACAAAGGATAAAAAATACTTGTTATGCACATACTAACTACATCAGCAGGCACGTCAGGAACAATCAAGGTTGTATTAAGAAGTAGTGTTGCTTTTGCAAGAATATCCCTTTATGACAAATCAAGCGGAAGTGAATTGGTTGCAAATCCTGATTCTACTAATATTACAGAATCAAAAGGAATAACAACTATTGAGTTTTCATTTGAACAAGATTTAGTTGAGGGTAGATTTTATTCTTTAACAATAGAGAATTTTGCACAAACTGATATTTACTATAAGGGTTTAGTTTTTTGCACAGACCAAACTATTGACCAAGATACTAACAACTACTATTCTGTAAACGATGGGGAATATGTAAGTGAAACAAGCTACGATAACGACTATATTATATTATGAACAACGATTTAAGGATTGTCAATTTAAGCACATACACAAGCCCATCCGTAAAGGAAGTAAAGGGTCAAAACTTTGTGTCTTATGGGGATGACAATAACTACTTTCAATATCTTATAGACAGATACAACGGAAGTCCGACAAACAACGCTATCATAAATGGTATAAGCGAGATGATTTATGGTAAGGGATTGGATGCTACTGATTCTAACCGTAAGCCTGATGCTTATGCACAAATGATGACCTTATTCACACCTGACTGCACAAGAAAGGTAGTGTACGATTTGAAACTTATGGGTCAATGTGCGTTGCAAGTTATCTACTCAAAAGATAGAAGCAAGATTGTAAAACTTGAACACATACCTGTTGAAACATTAAGAGCAGAGAAGTGCAACGACAAAGGCGAAATAGAAGCCTACTTTTACCATTACGATTGGGCTAAATACAAGCGTTCTGATGACCTTAAAAGAATACCTGCGTTTGGTTATTCAAAAGAGGGGTTAGAAATCCTTTACATCAAGCCTTATCGTGCAGGATTTAAATATTATTCCCCTGTTGACTATCAAGGTGGTACACAATACGCAGAGTTAGAGGAAGAGATAAGCAACTACCATTTAAATAACATAATGAATGGGTTAGCACCATCTATGCTTATCAATATGAACAATGGTACGCCTGACCCTGAACAAAGGGAACTTATTGAAAGACGTATCTATGAAAAGTTTAGTGGGTCAAGCAATGCAGGTAAGTTTATACTATCGTTTAACGACAATGCAGAAACAGCTGCTACAATCGAGCCAATACAACTATCTGATGCTCACAATCAGTATCAGTTTTTAAGCGATGAGAGTTCACGTAAGATACTCGTTTCGCACAGGGTAGTAAGTCCTATGCTTTTAGGAATTAAAGACAATACAGGGCTTGGAAACAACGCAGACGAGTTGAAAACTGCTACTATCCTTATGGACAATACAGTTATTAGACCATTTCAGCGTTTGCTAATAGAAAACTTTGACAAGATATTAGCTTACAATGGTATCTCACTTAATCTATACTTTAAAACCTTACAACCTTTAGAGTTTACCGACCTTGACAACGTAGAGGATTCTGAAACTCGTGAGGAAGAAACAGGGGTTAAAATGAGTTCTGATGTAGATAAATTTATAGACACCGAGATAGCAGATGCGCTTATTGACTTGGGTCAAGACGAAGAAGAACTTTTAAAGGACTTTGACCTTATAGACGAAGCAGAAGTTGACTACGAATTAGAAGACGAGCAAGACCAAAAGATTAAGGAACTAAACGAGCAGGTAGAACTTGCAAGTACAGGTAGTGCAAAGCCTTATAGAGAGAGTGATCAAGATGGTAAGTCAAAACAAAAGGGTCAAGAGGACACTATCTTTTTAGTAAGATATATGTACAACCCACAAAAGACAAGTCCTAACTCACGTGAGTTCTGCAAGAAAATGATAAGTGCTAAAAAGGTCTATCGCAAAGAGGATATTAAGTCAATGGAAACAAGAGTTGTCAATGCAGGATTTGGCAAGGGTGGTTCTGACACTTATTCTATTTGGTTATACAAAGGTGGTGCGAGATGTCAACACAAATGGTTCAGACGTATCTACGCACGTAAAGAGGGGTCTAAAAGTTTAGGCGATGTTATTAGTACAACAGAAGCAAAAAGCAAAGGGTTTAAGCCTGAAACTAATGCACAGAAAGTACCTGTTGCCCCTAAAGATATGAAGTATAAAGGTTATACAGCTGCTTATTGGAAAAAAATGGGATTTAAAAACTAATTATGGCAACAGCACTATTCATATCACGCACAGACCTTGTTAAGAACAGCATCATTGATGGGAATGTTGACACGGATAAGTTTATTCAGTTCATAAAGATTGCCCAACAGATACAAGTTCAAAACTATTTAGGCACGGACTTATACAACAAGATAAGCGCAGACATCATAGCAGATACGCTTTCAGGGGATTATTTAGACCTTGTAAATGACTATATACAGCCAATGCTTATATGGTACGCACAAGTAGAGTATTTGCCCTATGCTGCTTATCAAGTAAAGAATGGTGGAGTGTTTAAGCACACTTCCGAAAATGCAGAGAGTGTAAGTAAATCAGAAGTTGACTATCTTGTGAATAAAGCAAGAAACACAGCGGAATATTACACAAAGAGGTTTATAGATTATATGACCTTTAACAACAATCTATTCCCTGAATACAATTCAAACTCTGATTCGGATGTTTATCCTGATAATGATGCAACTTTTAACGGATGGGTACTTTAGGATATAAACCAAAAAACAAGAACATAATTAAGTTAAAGAAATATTTAGATGCCAAACGAAATATATCACAGAAGCAATTGGGGGGAAAGTAAAGCAGAGGACTTTGGCGAT